GCCCAGTGCGGAAACCACGTCAGTATCTACGACGGGCCTGCCCAGGATGAAGGCCGACGGCGATGTCGTGATGCTCGCCAGCCCAGTTATGCCATTCCCTGAAACCTGGATTTGGTTGATGAGGCTGTTGATTGCCGACTTCATCACCCAGGTACTATTCGCCCGATGCTGGGCTTCCAGCGCGTAAAACGTGCCGATGAGGTCAGCGGTAACCACCGAGGTTGTCGCGCTCATTGTGTAGAAAGCCACGTCACCGTCGCTCATTATCCCAGCGTATTGAGTCGTGTTATTCCCGCTGATGATCCCGACATCCTCAAAGCGGCCTGCCGCCTCCTGGAATATCTGCGTGAGTAGAGCCGGGAGGTTAACGGCGGAGTCCTCCAACAACTCGCGGGTCGTCTTGACCAACCCGCCGGACTTCTCCAGCGAGAAAGCGACTTGCCCGACGGTGGGAGTCTGGTCGGAATAGGAAGCCTCCTCGGCAATCGCGGCCCATGTCGCGCTGCCCATAGTCGGGACATACCCATCCTTGCTCGATACTCGAATCACGGTGCAAAGTGGTCGCAACTGAGAGCCGGGAACCCCCGGGTCTCTAATCGTCTGCGATGTGAACTGCTCAGGAACGAAGAACCCGCCCTCGGCGTCCGTTTCTTCTTGCATGGCCTTGACTTCGTCGGCGGTAGCCGTCTTCCAAAACACGTCGTCGGACGGACTGCGCAACCACTTCACGAACGTGTCAGTCTGGAACTGGGCCTCGTCCTTCTGGGTCTGTCCCATCTGCTCCTGCACCCATAACGGCTGAGCCATAGCGGGCAGATTCTTGACCCATGCGGAGGGCTTATAGGATGCCTTCGTGCTGCGGCTCGTGTCGTTCGCGTCGTATACCGCGACATCCTTGTCCGCTATCGGCACGCTGTTGGTCGGGCGTGAGAATTCGCCCTTCAGAATCTTCAACTGAGACGCTGCCTGATCAATACTGTCGGCCTCTGTCATCTTGGTCTGAGCGTCCGCGATCATCCCCTCGAATTGCTCGATGTTGCCGTCCTTGAGGGATGCTTCCGCTTGACCGAGGAGGGCGTTAGCCTCCCTACGAATTTCTTGCGTATTCAATTCAAAGCTCCTGTTTGTGTATTCCATGCATGGCGAGCTTGACCCGCTCAAGGCGCAACATGCGTTCTGCCGTGTCCAAGGCGGCTTCTGGGGCCGTGTCGGAGGCGGTTTCGTCCGTTGCGTCGGGGTCGTCGGCCTCGCCGGTTGCTGGCTCAAATTTGATCCCGTCGTGTTCTGCGAAGAACGCACGGGCTTCGTCCTCCGTCCAATCGTCGAGCGGCAAATGATAGGACGCGATGTCCCAGTATTCGGTCTCGACATCCCGGCCATATAGCACCACGACCGGCTTGTCACCGATGGTCTCGTCTGCGGCGCGGAACTCGTAGAACTCGTCCGGCTCACGCATCCGGCAGGCGAAGAAATTAGGGTAGGGCTTGGAGTTGCCGGGAGGATTGGCAGACCGTAGTTCGGTCGGCTTGCGACCCGCCTCGCGGAGATGCCGAACCAGGTGGTTGTACACCCCGCGCCGGTCATCCTCTGGTATAGACGTTCGGCGGGCGTTGAGACTCGCGAGGGCGGTCGTGATTGCCCTGACGTTCGCCGCCCCGCCTCGACCGTTGCGCCCGATTTGGTGGTGGAGATATTTATAGCTTGATTTCTGTTCTGGGTCGCCGTCGGGGTCGACCCAGGCATGAGCCGCCCGGAGAGTTGCCGCCCCGCCCTTGATCCGGCCCCGCATCAAACCGCCGTCCCAGGCGTCCTCTACCCACGCGGTCAGGTGCGACGGTATCGCGCCCTTCGCCTGACCCGTGGCCGGCAACGCCTTCGCCGCCACGGTAACCGTAGATGGGGAGGAGCCACGGATCACAGACGAGACCTCGACCCAGTCTAGATTCGATATGCGGCGGACCACGGTCGAAACGTCGCCCGACTCCTGTTCAACGTCGGACTCTCTGGGAATGTTGAACCCAATGCTCCACTCCCTGATGAATTCGCCAGCCACGTTCGAAAAGGCGTCCCGGCCTGCCTCGGTGTCCATGTTCATCTGCATCCGGGTGAACAACCGGTACTCGTCCCCGGTGATATGCCGGGGCTGCGCGAAGATCACCTTGCCCACCAACTTGCCCTGATCATGGCCGGACAGTACGGGAATCGGGAGGTTGTCCGCGATGGAGGCGTTGAAGGCAGTAGCCTCCACAATATCGCCGTCGGCATCCACCACGCCCATTGTGTTCGTAAACGCTTCGACAATCCCCTCGGCCTCGTCGACTGCCTTGGCGCTGGATGTAATGGTTTTGTGGATCATATAGTTCCCTCCGGCTTGTAGCCTCTCGGCATCGGCATCCAGTTGAGCGTACCGTTCGGATGGTCGTCTATGTTCTGGGCGTCGTCCAGGGTGTAGACCTGGCCGTGTCGCTCCGCGCACGTCCGGCCATATCGGTCGCCAGGGTCGACATACAGGTCGTCCGGGTCGCCGTCGGGGTCGTCGGCCTGAACATAAATGAAGCCCTGCTGTTTGTAGAATCCGATTGTGGATTGGTTTTGGCTGCGCATTATTTCCGTGCGTGCTATCAGCCTCGCTCGGTTTTCGGTCTCGCCAAGGATTGACCGGATGCCGGGGAACGTGTCGTCCGGGACACCCCTCGCCAATTGCTCGATGGAGTATCCGCGCTCCAGGGCGATCCCGACGGCCTTGGCGATGGCCTTGGAGGTCGTTCGGTGAATCATCGCGGCCCGCGTTGGTGCCTGCACTAGTACCCGCTGCACCGCCGGGAGCTTCTCAGTCCAGTCGAGGGTGCCAGCGACCCCAACATCGTTGATTGTTCTAAACGTCCGCTTGGAGACCCGGCGATATGCGGCCTCCAAAATCTTCGCCATGTTGCCGGTTTCAATTGGCGGGAGCATGTCGGTGACCCCGAATGGGAAGTCCTTTGTCGTGGCGGTCTGCCGCTCCATGTGTCGGCCCAGGATGCCATCGACCCGGTTTCGGATGCCCCTGAAATGCCGCAGGAGCTTTGCCGCAAGATCATCGGTCTCTTCCTCCCGCTCCTCGATCATCCGGCGTCGGAGTATTCGAGCGCGAGGGGCGACACGCGGAGCCTTGACCTCGGTGAGCATTGGGTGCGCCTGTTCTACCGGAGCCGCATCGACCGCGACCGGTGCGGCCTGTCCCTCGGCAACCTCGAAGATCGACGACGGGATACGCCTGAGAGCGCCGTCTTCAACCGCATCGAAACCCAGAGCCTCGCGAGTCTCGTTTAAGGTGAGGACGCCGCCCGCGAACAAGGCCGTCAATCGGGCAGTCGTCGCCACCTGATCGTCTAACACGCCCCGCATCGCGGCCCAGTCGACCGCAAGGGTTTCGTTGGTGTTGTGTTCGTCCACCAGATTGGAGTTGAAATACCGCAGTATTCGCGCAACCATCGGTTCCAGGGTCTCGGAGTGGAATGCCAGACGGGCTTCCCGATAGTTTGAAAAAGTTGATCGTTGGAGGCCGACGTTAGCCCCGACCAGGATCGGCGGGACACCGAATACCGCGCAGATTCTGGACTCGGTCAGGTTGTGCAGCCCCGCCAACTCCATGTCTTTCGGGCTGTTACTCATCGGCTGGTACTCGGCATCGTCGTCGAGGATCGCGATCCGGTGGAAGTTTCCGCCCCCGCCAAACTGAGACCGCCACCGCGCCCGAATAGTCGAAGCCTCTTCCTGGGAACTCAGCCGCCTTTTCACCTTGAGCAAGCCGGACGGGACACCCGCATTCGCGAAGTAGGTTTTCGCAAAGTCGGTCATGTTGAGATCGAGATTGACAGTGCGGGCCGCGACCTGTAGAGGACTCAGGCCGTAGATATCCCCGCCGGGATTCGGCAGGGCGAGGTGACACATATCCCTGGCGGCGACCCCGTACTCGGTGCCGCCCACCGTGTAGACGTAACTACTCGCGCCATAATCCCCGGCGACAATCGTGACCCGGTCGGGGCGCAGGAGATACATGGCCGAGACCTGGTCGTTCCGGCCCCGCTCCTTGATGACGTAGGCGTTGCCCGCAACCATCAGGAACGTGACCAGCCGTTCGACGAACGAATACCAATCACTGTACGGGTTTGGCTTGGTGGTCAGGTCGTAGAGCAGACCGGTATCGACCTCGACGGAGCCGCCTTCAGTAGACGGGGCCTGGACGAAATACCGGGGCGTTGCGGCGGCGGTGGCTAACTCGCGAATACAGGCGTGGACGATCTCGTTCTTGCCGTACCCCTCAGACGCGAAATTCGCATAATTAACGTCGGGGTAGGACGCTTGACCGACATTGAAGTTCAACGGGACGGTAGTCGATAGTTCCTGCTGCTGCTTGCGGAACAGATTGTCCCAGAACGGCAAAGTGACCTCCACCGGCGTTCGGGCTTGCGCCTCGGACACTGCACCGGATTAGGCCACTACTACGGACGATACCATGCTCGGCCAATCGGGTCAATCAGCCTCGTTGCGAGTCTTGCACCGGGAGCAGACGATCACCGTGCCGAACGCGGCCTTCTCCGCGAGGAGCTTACCGCAACCCTGGCACCGGAGCGCCTTGCACTCAGTCGTCGCCGTAACCATACCATCCCGTATCGGGGTGCTTAGACTTCGCGCCCCATCGGTTCCGAGCATACCCGTGGCTGGTTTGAAAGTGGGCTCCCGGTATGGCTTTCTGCTTGCAAATCCAATGCTCGTTGACAAGCTCCTTACCGCACCACGGGCAGGCCTTTGGCTCTTCCGTCATGCTCTGGCGCATCCGTTAACAGATCGTGCGTATAGGCTATTGTTTGCGGTAAACACAGTATCTACCATACCCCGACACCTGGCGCACCTGTCCGGCCATAGACCGCGAGGGCCAGAGCCATGACGCAATCATCGTGCGCCCCTTCCGGGGCCGAGTACCTCACGCCTGTCCGAGTGTACTCGTAAGCGAACACGTCCAACTCGGAGACGATCACGCCCTGCGGATACCTGACCTCGTCGGTCTGGATCGCCATCGCCAATCCCTCCATCAGGTGCTGCTTCGACGAGGAGGAGAAGTGATACCCCTCGACGTTCGGTAGCTCCCGCTGGAGCCGCTCGACGATAGGATCACCGACCCCGGTGGAATCCACGATGACAGGCGTCAGCCCGATTTCCTGGGCCAGCCGCCGGACGGTCTCCTCCCAGGGCCACTGATACCGGT